CAGGCAATCAGTGAAGCTTCCGACAAATCCCGCAGAGATGGCCATGAGCTAATCAGCAAGGCTAAGATGCTGGAAGAAAAGCGAATGAAGATCAGGGCTAACTACTCTGCCATCTTTAAAGACTTAGACCTGTCAGTGCATAACTTGTACATGCGGACAAGTTATTACAAGCCCTCGATCGAAGTTAGCCTGAACAAGCTGGAAAGCTTTAAAGATGTCCAACTGGTCAAACTGTTGGACTTCTTCGCGTCCCAGACTGAGAAGATGGGAACCAGAGACTGGGCTAACTACTTGAACCGCGACTACACTTTTGAGCTGGAAGATGTGGTCGTTAACATATCTGCTTATGTCAGATCAGACAGTCCAACATGTCGCAAGGTGCAAGTCGGAGTGAAGATAGAAGAAGTCGCACAGTATGAACTGATCTGCGACTGATCCGCGCACTGGTCGGCTGCCGACCAGTCCAGACCCCAGAGCCCAGACCGCAAGGTCTGGGCTTTTTTACTTTCCCCTTTAGAATCAACCACTTAGAGCATCATAGGCAAAGTTAATCAGCGCGGACGCGCTGATTATTATTTTTAATTTGACAAGTCGATTTTTTTAATATCCTTCCCACAAATGGTGGTGGCGGGGGCGGGTGGGCACGCCGGTACACCAGTCTCAGAATCCCTCAGGGGGGAGGGCCACTTTTAACCCCGTCAGCGTCAGCGAAGGACGAAGGCCAGATTTCATACAAACAAAAAGGTTTTGAAAATCTGGCATAAAACTTTTCTACCCCGGGGGCCCATAAACCACCCCCTTGTTTGTAAAAAGGCTTAGGGTGGGGTAATATATGCAAAATTCAGAACCTGAAGGTCTGCCCGTGAGTAACACGCAACAACAAGATATAGAAGCCGAACGCCTGCGCCTTGAACTTCGGCTTCAGCTACTAGAAGCGCAAGAAAAAGCCACATCAAACTTTCTTGACTTTTGCAAGTACGTTTGGCCGGAGATGTTGGTTGGCGAGCATCACCGCATCATTGCGGAAGCCTTTGACCGCGTTATTGCTGGTAAGTGCAAACGCCTGATGATTGCCATGCCTCCCCGGCACGGTAAGTCCCAGCTTGGGAGCTATTTGTTCCCGGCATATGTCATGGGAAAAATTCCCGACAGCAAACTCATCGTCGGTTCCCACACTGCCGAATTGGCCCAGCGCTTTGGCCGGATGATCCGTAACCTTGTTGACGAAGACAAGTACAAGGAAATTTTTCCAAACGTGGGCCTGTCAGCGGACAGTAAGGCCGCCGGTCGGTGGAACACGAAGGGCGGCGGTGAAGCCTTCTTCATTGGTAAGGGCGGTGCAATGACGGGCCGTGGCGGTAATATCGTGATCCTTGATGACATCTTGGATGAACAGGACGCTTTATCCGAAACTGCTATGGAGAACACGTGGGAATGGTATACGTCGGGTCCCCGTCAGCGATTACAGCCCGGTGGCTCGATTATCGTGATCAATACACGCTGGAAGACGGATGACCTAAGTGGTCGCTTACTTCGCCAGCAAGGGCAGTTAAAGTCGGACCAATGGGAGGTTATTGAGTTTCCTGCCATCCTGCCTAGTGGTAAACTTCTATGGCCCGAATACTGGAGCCTTGATGAGTTAGAGAAGGTCAAGGTTTCCATTGGCATGAAGAAATGGAATGCCCAGTGGCAGCAGGCCCCGACAAACGATGAGGGCGCAATTCTGAAGCGTGAGTGGTGGCGCAAGTGGAAGTCAGAGGGGCCTCCGGCTTGTGAATATTTGATTCAGACGTATGATACTGCGTACAGCAAAAAGGAAAGTGCTGACTTTTCTGTGATCAGTACGTGGGGTGTGTTTTATCCCAATGCAGATTCTGGCCCGAACTTAATTTTGTTGAATGTCAAGAAGGGTCGTTGGGATTTCCCTGAACTCAAACGCATAGCCAAGGCGGAGTATTTGTATTGGAATCCTGACAATGTTTTGATTGAGGCCAAGGCAACGGGAACGCCATTGCAGCAGGAGTTGCGTAAGATTGGTATTCCGGTTACTATGTATAGTCCCGGTGGACGGCGCACGGGCCAAGATAAGATAAGCCGTGCTAATGCTGTTGCTCCGTTGTTGGAATCGGGGATGATTTGGTATCCGGAGGATTTGGAGTGGGCGCAGGAGATGGTGGAGGAATGTGCTGCTTTTCCTAATGGTGCGCATGATGATCAGGTGGATTCAGCGGTCATGGCTTGGATGCGATTTAGGCAGGGCAACTTTATATCGTTGTTGGATGATGATAATGAGGAGCCTGAGGTTACAATGGACAGATATGAGTATTATGGTTGACATGCTCCTCACAACCAGTAGAATCGGGCAATATTTACCAAGGACCCCGGACCATGGCCCAAGATATTTCAGAAAAGATACGTGCTGCTGCGGTAGCTAAGGGTATTGACCCTGATCTTGCTGTTCGGATTGCCGAATTGGAAAGTAGTTTACGACCTTGGGTAGGCGCAAAGACCAGCTCTGCCAAGGGTTTGTTTGGAATAATTGATTCGTCGTGGAACATGTTTGGTGGCGCTCCGGGCCAGCAAACAAATGCGGATGAGAACATCCGTGTGGGTACGGACATTATTGCAAGCAACACGGGGTATTTGAAAAAGAAGCTAGGCCGCGATCCGCAGCCCTCGGAAGTTTATGCGGCGCACTTCTTTGGCCCATCCGGCGCAATGAAGTTCTTGTCCGCAGGCCCTGATACACCCATGGAATCTGTTTTTTCAAAGAAGGTCATGGATGCCAATCCTCACTTGCAAGGAAAAACCACCCAGCAAATCCGTGGGATGCTGGCAAAAAAGGTAGGTGGAGACAGTACTGCGGTGGCATCATCTTCAACGTCTGCTCCTGCTACCCCCCAAGCCCAACCAAAGTCCGGCATACAGCGTGCTGTGTACAAGGCGGCTCCTTTGACTCATCCGATGTTGTCGCAACTCGGCCCCAACTATCAGGCTGCGTTGGCTGTATCGATGTTGGCGGATCAGGGGGAGAAGGAAGGTAAATCTGAGGATGATGAGAGTGAGTCGGAGAAGATGATGAAGGAGTACATGGAGACTCCTGCGCGGCCCGTGGCCCTTGCTTCTGCTGACTTGGGATATCAAACACCGTTTCCAGCCGTTGTTTCAAGCGCCCCGGCCAAGGAACAGTTGCAGTCATTTAAGCATGGCGGCGTAGTGCACAGAGCAGGTGGTTCTCCCGAAACTGGCGAATATTTCCAAGACCCCATGGGCGTAATAGACACAGGCCCTGTTACAGCAGACACCTTTGTCAAGGGCAAGGAATTCAGGACAGCTGATGCGTTGCAAGCGGCCAAGGAAGTTGGCAAAGGTATGGTCCGTTCTGGTAAGGCTATTGCTCAGGGCGTATCCGAAACCCCATACAACCTCGTTGGTGCACCGGTAGATATTGCCACCATGGTAATGCGCCCGTTTGGTTACAACGTACAGGAACCTGTTGGCGGCAGTGAGCATTTAAAACGATTGGCCTTGGAAGCGGGTATTCGCCAAGCTCCGCCAACCGATCCCCGCGATCTGGGTTTTTATACGATGGGCGAACTCGGTGCAGGGTTCGTGAACCCCGTACCAATAGCTGCCAAAGGCGGGCAGGCCGCAGAGATGTTGGCCAAAGATTTCAAGGCATACAACCAAGCTCTGGGTCCCGCAGGCGCAGCCTATGCGGTCAAGCCAAAAGGCGGTTCTTTTGTTGGCCACGAAACAGCAAGCGGTCAATTCATTGACAGCGTAGATGAATTGATTCAGTCTGGGGAGTTGATGCCTGAGACTCGTTCTGAATTGAAGATTCTGATGCAGTCAAGGAACGCATTGAACGATTGGATGCAGACCAAACTGGCCAGATATATTCGCAGTGACATGGCAACGGAGAACGACCAGTTTGTCAAGGCCACGGATCAGGGCAAGAAACTTCATTTACATGAAAACATCGACGAGAGACTTGCTCCAATGAATGTTGGGCATACTCGCGTAATGGAAGGTTTCCCCAAAGAAGGATTTGCTAAAACAGAGTTGGGCAAAAAGGTAGAAGCTCAGATTGATTCGTCCATATTTCCCCAAGCTGTGGGAAGTATGGACACATATGAGCTGCATCCTACGGCCCGTAAGTTATTGGACACTGATCCCGCAAGCCGTGTGTATCAGCCCGGATACAACCTGTCGGAAAGAATGCAGTTCCCCAAGATGATAGAAGGCATGGAAGACATGCTGTCAACGGACAAGAACTTCAAGGCGTATGGGGAGTTCTCTACTCCAATTCCAGAGGAATACCACCTTACTCCCGAAAAGCTGCAAGGCCTGTCCCCTGTTCAGGCCTCCGAGAAAGTTGCCCTGTTTAATCAATGGCGAGAAAATGAGCGGCAGAAGCAAGCTGCCCAATACTTAGATAAGTATGGCAACACCTACAAAAAGTATGACAACGGTCGCAAATGGATTGCCATGGATGATCTGGCTGAAGAACCAAGGCAGGCGGAATTGGTACAACAAGCAGGTTGCTTAGGTGGTTGGTGTACCAAGGACGAAACCCATGCCTTGGAAAATGGTAGCGGAGATAATCGCTTGCATATTTTGTTTGATGAGAAATCCGTTCCACGTGTTCAGTTGACAGTTACAAAGACTACGCCAATAGCGGATGATTTCATTACCCAAATGGATATACATGAGTTTGGTAGGTTTGAAAAGAACCACGGTGATGTAAATTACCTGACTTCATGGCAAATTGAAGGCACACCTGAATATCAAGCATGGGCAAGAGCACAAGACAACTCAGAACGCATCACCGAAATCAAGGGTCAATTCAATGCACGGGATTTGGAAAAAGACCCAAATTCTCATAAGTATTTGAAAGAAGTACAAGACTTTATTAAGAGCAAGGACTGGAGAGCGGTTGCCAATCTTGAAGGTATTGGCATGGTAGATTTGGATGCGTTTATGTATAAGATCTCTTCCGGATTAAACAGAGACCAAGTTAATCAATTACGTGAAGTTGTAAAGAGTTTGAACGATGGTTCTATGTATGCCAATAAAAACGAAGGCGAAGCTATCCTGATAAAGGCATATCAACTATTTCGACCTCCCCCCAATCGTTTTGTAGCAGCCCCACCCGGACGCGCAACTGGTGGTATGGTAGAACGTCAACCCAGCACTGCTAAATATATTTAAGGACACAACATGCCCATCGAAAAACGCATCACAGGCGATGACTACCCCGAAGGCGGGGCCGACATTGAGATTGAATCGCAAGACGCACCGGAGAATCTTCCCGACGTTGAAATCCATTTTGACTCCGAGACCGGCGACTTGTTGGTCAACATCGGCAAGGAAGAAGACGCTGATGTACCCTTCGATGCCAACTTGGCCGAGGTCATTGATTCGGATGTGTTGGGAACTATCAGCTCAGAACTGATGCTATTGTTTGATGCCGACCGTTCTTCGCGCAAAGATTGGGAAGATCAATACAGCAAGGGCATCAAGCTCTTGGGCTTCACCATGGAGGAGCGCACCAAGCCATTCAAGGGCGCAAGCGGCGTGAGCCATCCCCTGTTGACCGAGAGCATTGTGCAGTTCCAGTCCACCGCGTTGAAGGAACTCTTGCCTGCTGAAGGCCCCGTGCGCACACAAGTGCTGGGCAAGGAAACACGCGAGAAGCTCATGCAAGCCGACCGTGTGCGTGACTTCATGAACTACCAAATCACCTCGGTGATGGAAGAGTACACCCCCGATTTCGATCAGCTCTTGTTCTACACAGGCTACGGCGGTTCGACTTTGAAAAAGGTGTATTACGACGAGAACAAGGGGCGCATGACCAGTGCCTTGGTCCTGCCGGACAACCTGTATATCCCGTATTGGGGCAGCTCAGTCATGAGCGAATGTGAGCGCATCATCCACCGCGTTCCAATGACCACCAATGATTACAAAAAAGCAGTTGTGCGTGGTCAGTACTTGGATGAAGCCCAGCCGCAATCCCTGAACGACAACGGCCAGAGTACGATTAAAAAGGCGGTTGACAAAGCTATGGGTATGACACCCAATGCTGAGGAAGAAGAAATTAGCCTGCTTGAGTTCCAGTTGGACTACGACTTGCAGGGTTTTGAGCACAAAGATGAAAATGGTGAAGTCACCGGTATCGCTTTGCCTTACATCATTACGTTGGATGAGAACACCGGCGACGTTGTCGGTATTCGCCGCAACTGGAAAGAGGGCGATAAGCTTTACAGACGCAAGCAGTATTACGTGCACTACCGCTTGGTCCAAGGCCCGGGGGCCTATGGCCTTGGCTTCTTGCACTTGGTTGGTAACCTGTCCAAAACCGCTACTGCCGCACTGCAACAACTGCTTGATGCCGGTACGTTGGTGAATCTGCCAGCGGGCTTCAAGGCCAAAGGCGCACGGATCATGAATGATGACGTGCCAATCCAGCCGGGTGAATGGCGCGACATGGATGCGGGCGGTATGGAACTGCAATCATCTCTGTTGCCGCTACCGTACAAGGAGCCGAGCCAAACGCTCATGGCGCTACTTGGGTTCTGCGTGCAGGCTGGCCAGCGCATGGCCAGCATCTCCGATATGCAGGTTGGCGACAGCAATCAAAACGCTGCTGTGGGAACGACGATTGCTTTGCTTGAGAAGGGCAGCTCGGTCATGTCGGCGATTCACAAGCGGTTGCACTACAGCCAGAAGTTGGAGTTCCAACTCTTGGCCAAGGGTTTTGCTGAGTACTTGCCGGACGAATATCCTTACGATGTCCCCGGTGAGAGCCGCACCATCAAGAAGTCTGACTTTGATGACCGCATCGATGTGTTGCCTGTCTCTGACCCCAACATCTTCTCTGTTGCTCAGCGCATTACCATGGCGCAGACCCAGTTGCAACTGGCTCAAAGCGCACCGCAGATGCACAATATGTACGAAGCCTATCGCCGCATGTACGAAGCGATTGGTGTACGGGATATTGATCAGATTTTGAATACCCAGAATGTGGATAAGCCAAAGGATCCGGCAAGTGAAAATTCACAGGCATTGGATGGTTCACCACTTAAAGCATTTGCTGGTCAGCAGCATGATGCGCATATCATGACGCATATTTTGTTTGGTTTGTCACCTTTGATTCAAGGCATGCCCAACGTGGTGGTGAACTTGCAGAAACATATTTTCGATCACATTCGTTTGAAAGCGGAAGAGGATGTGGAAGCGGAGTTGTTTAAACAATATGGTACAGATCCTGACAAAATGGTATCTGCTTTACAGCGCGAAGCGATGGTTGCTACAAAGGTTGCCCAAGGCTTCCAAGAGATCAAACAGTTGCAGCAAAAATTGCAAGGGGACCCACCTGCTGATCCGCTGATTGACTTGAAGAAACAAGAATTGCAACAGGTAAGTGAGCGGGATAAAGCCAAGATTGGGGTGGATCAGGCTCAGTTGCAGCTTGATCAGCAAAAAGAACAAGCTGATCAGCAGGAAAGTCAAGCTAAGTTGATGTTGGAAGTGCAGAAATTCCAACAAGAGCAGCAAAGACACGCCACGGACACCTCTTTTAATGCCCACAAGCACCATATAGACACTCAATTTGGTGCCCACAAGCATCAAATTGACTCTTCGATGACTTCGCAGAAGAATGATGCGGACGCTTTGATCAAAATGCAACAACAACAAGGAGCTCAAAATGCGAAATAAACCCAAAACTATGCCAAAAATTGTGCAAAAAATTCAAAAAAAAATACCAAAAGCACCTGCAAGTGGTAAAAATCCATCTGGAGTAACATATGTTTATCGCAAAGATGCTTTTAACAAGGTAAAACTGGCATAATTTGTTGTATAATGTAAGTACACCCTTCGGACAGGGGTCATACTGTCTGCTTCATTGGAGTAATCCATGCTTGAATTTGCAGAAACCGTTTTATCTTCCGTTCGTCGCCTTCAAAGGGAGACGCATGAGACGATTTTAAGCGGTGGGATACGGGATATGGAGCAGTATAAGTTCCTGATGGGCCGTCTTGAGGGTTATCGTTTTGTTGAAGAGGCTGTAAAAGACCTTCTTAATAAAAATCCAAACCTTTGAGGACCATACATGACAGAAGTTACTGCATTGGAACAAAAATGGGCACAAGATGCGGCTGATGAAGCCGCAGCGGCAGCTGCAAAGGCTGCTGCGGATGCTTTTGCATCGGCTGAAGCCAAAAAAGACCACGAAGAACGTGTTGAAAACATCAAAGACCATTTGCCTAAGGCTACTGGTTGGCGTGTTATCGTTTTACCTTACCGTGGCGCACGCAAAACTAAGGGTGGTATTGAATTATCGGACCAAACCCTTGAGCGTCAACAACTTACAACAACCTGTGCTTATGTCTTAGCAGTTGGCCCTTTGGCCTACAAGGACGAAGTCAAATTTCCTACCGGCCCGTGGTGCAAGGAAGGGGATTGGATCATTTTTGGCCGTTATGCGGGTGCGCGGATGGCCATTGACGGAGGCGAGATTCGAATTCTTAACGATGACGAAATTCTGGCCACAATAAACGACCCAGAAGACATTCTGCACATGTGAGGTAAGAAATGGCCACAATAACACCGGATAGTCAGTTGGAGTTTGATCTAGGCAACGATGAAGTTGCCACAGACATCTCCATCAATGAGGAAGGCAACGCAGAGGTCCATGAAACCTCTTCGGCCAATGCGCAATCCAACCGCGAAGAGCTTGATTCAATCAGCGATAACGTCCAAAAGCGTATCTCTAAACTTACTGCTCGCATGCGAGAAGCCGAGCGCCGAGAGCAAGCTGCCATTGAGTACGCCAAGGGTTTGCAATACCAAACACAAGGGCTCCAACAAAAGCTTGTCCACACGGATTACAGCCGCTTGAGCGAAGCTAAGACACGTTTAGATACGCAACAGTCCACGCTTAAAGCCATCATCCGTAAAGCACGCGAAGAAGGCGACATTGACACGGAAACCGAGGCAAACCAGCGCTTAACGGACCTGACCATGGAGCAGCGCCAAGTTGCGGGATGGCTACAAAGCCAAGGCCAGCAGGTACAGGCTTACCAACAGCCCCAAAATTACCAACAACAGGTTCAACAGCAATATCAAGCTCCAGCACCACAACCGCAGCGGGCTGCACCTAGTCCTCAAGCTGAGGAATGGGCCGAGCGTAATCCGTGGTTTGGCCAAGATAGGGTCATGACATATGCCGCATGGGGTATTCATGAAACATTGGTAAGCCAAGAAGGTATTGACCCAAATTCAGATGAGTATTATACTGAATTAGATCGTAGACTCGTTGAAGAGTTTCCGAATAAGTTTCAGAACCGTAGTTCTGCCCAACCAACCAGACAACAGCGTTCCGCACCAGCTGTTGCACCTGCCACCCGTAGTTCGGGGATCAACAACGTGCGCCGTACTGTTCGGCTTTCGCCGAGTCAGGTTGCCATTGCAAAGAAACTGGGTGTTCCAATTGAGGAATACGCTAAGTACGTCAAGGAGTAAAACATGAGCGAAAAAATTACTATCGATAGAGCTTCCCGTACGGCTTCAACCCGTGAAAAGGAAGAGCGTCGCAAGCCATGGAGACCACCTTCACGCTTAGATACACCACCGCCCCCTGAAAACTATGGATATCGTTGGATTCGTGCAGAAGTCAACGGTTTCATTGATAAGCAGAACGTCTATAGCAGTTTGCGCGAAGGTTATGAGCTTGTGCGACTGGAAGAAGTTCCTGAGGAGTATCGCGACATGTTGCCTACCATTGAGGAGGGCAAACATGCCGGAGTAATTTCAGTCGGAGGTTTACTTCTGGCTAAAATTCCTAAAGAGACTGCCGAAGAAAGAAATGCTTATTTTCGACAAAAGGCCCGTGACCAGATGACAGCAGTGGATAACGAGATGATGCGAGAAAACGCTCACTCTACAATGCGCATTGAGAACCCCGA